TAGATATTTTTGGTAACATTTTAGATATCAATAGGCTTCCACTTCCAGTAGGTTTAACAGCAGATAATACTTTACGCACTACTGGTACAGTAGCAACTACCGACGCAAAAAAGTCCTTTATGAATATTAAGGCTCTTGAGAGAAAGAGCGTAGCTTTTCATTTTGAAATTAATGCTAGAAAAGACCCAAAGCCAACCAATCAAGGCACTAAGCTTACTATCAATGATGATAACTATAATGCCAAAATTCAGCGAAGCAGATTTTCATTTGATGTTGATAAAGAGGGGCAGTTCAAATTAAATGTACCAGCATCCAGTGAGGCGGGTAATGTTCCTCTATTAGTAAGAGCAGAAAATTATTCTACCTTTGGAACTACAGATGGTGGTAATCCTAATCAACTTTGGTTTGCACCAAGTGGTCAACCAATTAGTCAAGATATTTTTGTTGATTCTTTTGCAGCTCCACAGTTAGATCCTAGTTCTGCTGAATATAATAGTACCTTTGCATTCAAACACGGATCAATTCAGCTAATTGATGGCTCTGATAACCATGATGCTGGTCCACCAGATCGTATTAGTCAATTTGTAGAAAATAGTGTTTACAACATTAGACATGGTACTGCTTATCATGATATTCTAAGAACATGCTCTCTACACCAAGATACAGATTCTATTCAGAGATACCAACTTGGTACTGTTGAAGATCCTATTGATACTAGCTATATTGAAAAGCTTGAAGATTTAGTTAGCACGAAAATTAAAGTATCTGGACAAGGTGCTAATGCAGGTGGTCGTAGCGGATCTATTAATTTAGATGGTTCTCTTGAAATGAATATTGGTGCTAATACTATTGATAGACAATCTTTTTGGTTAGATACTGCTGGAGGAGTAGTAGCTAATATCGGCAGGGATCGTAATAATAGAAGTGCCATGGTTAATTTTGATGGTGATGTATATATTCAAGTTGGTGGATTTGGTATTGCCGCAAGTGATGAAAGATTTAAGAATAAAGATGGTGCATGGATTTCTACTTTAGACCTTAGGGTATTTGCTGGTGGTTTTGCTCATATGTTTAGAGTTGATCCTTTTGGAGTCACCGTGCTAACTCCTCAGTCTATTAATCTATACGCAGCTCAAGGAATTAATATGAAGAGTGATGGGCCTATTTATATTGATTCTGATATGCTGTATCTAAATCATAGGCTAGTAAATCCACCAGGCGCACCTGGAGTTTCCACATCTATTTGATATAGCTGGATATATAAATAGACAATGTGTCCCTGCAATCCGAATAATGTCTCATTACCATCACCATCTGGCCCTAGTGGCCCATCTATGCCAGGATTTGGTATACCTTCTTCTTTACCAATCCCAGCCATTCCATATCCTGATGGATTCCCAGAAGATTTACTAGACATTATGAATAAGCTACAAATGCTTATTCCACCCGGAGCATTAAAGCCTCAGCTAAATCCTAATTTTTGCAAAGACATTTATGATGGCATTATGAAACTACTTGATCAGTTTATGCCATTCTTAATGTTATACAAGTTCTTTTTGCCAATTTTAAATCTTATTATTTGTATTATTGAGGTGCTATGTGCGCTAATGAATCCATTTGCGCTAATTTCTGCTTTAAACAGATTATTCACTCAATGTATTCCAGAATTCTTGAACCTGTTCCCCATATTTGCTCTTATCTTAATGATAATTTCACTGCTATTATTGTTATTAGCTTTAATTTCATATATCATTAATCAAATTCTAAAGCTCATTAAGTCAATTTTAAGAAACATCAATGCATTATTTAAAGCCTTTAATGCGGCTAATGCTACTAGCGTATTAACTATTGCTAAAAAGCTTGGCGCCCTACTGTGTATCTTCCAAAACCTTTTTGTTCTATTAGCTCTGTTTGCGATTATTATCCAAGTCATTAAAGATATTTTAAGCTTAATCTTCTCTATTCCTCCATGTGATGGCGGAGGCCCAGGAAGCACCGATGGTTGTTGTGCTGCAACATACTGCCCAACTATTGTACAAGGACAAATTAACAACAAAACGGGCACATTACAGTATTTGCCACAAGCTGGATATCAAACTAGTGTTGCACTTGGCTCTCTATTTCTAACTTCTGATTTACGAACAGAAAGTTGGCAATTATTTGATGCTCAACAAAGTCAAGCACAAGCGTTTTACAACATTGTGGATGCTTTTGATGTGTCACCAACAGTTATACCAAAGCCAGTATACTTTCCAACAGATGCCAGTTATTCTGCCACTACTCCACCAGGTCAAGCCGCTTATACAGTTGATTTAAGAATGTTCTATAATCCCGCACAATGGGGTCGCGATGGGGATCCTCAGTACATTAGATTTAAAGACTGTATAGTTTTGAAGGTTCCATCACAAACCTTAAATACTTACGATAATGGAACTTCCAACAGAACAACCGGAGTATTGGCTATTGCTGGAGGACTAGGATATCTAGATGATGGTAAAACAAAACTAACTGGTTTTGCACCAGATGGGATTACTCCAATTGCTGACCAAGCTACTCTGAATAATTTTATTCACAAAGAAGCTCAATTCTCTACAAATCCAGTTTTGACTCCAAATGATGGTTACACATTCTTTGATATGGAATATACATTCAAACCAAATCTTCCGGTGCTATTACAGAAGAATTTAGTTAATGCTAGATGTATGCCATCTATTGCTCAAAATCAACAATTTTTAAGCACTGTAGTATTTTCTCAAGTAGGATTCCAAGCTGCCGCACTCGCAGACCAAGTAAATGGAAGGAATGGAAGAACATTCCCTGATCCTAATGCAGCATTGGAGTGTTTGAACACTGCAACATCTAATTTGCGTTCTAATTTAACGGTTCAAGGTGTTGCGGACTTTCAAACTAGTTGTTTAACATGTTTAGGGAAATTGGAACAAGATACAAAGGATGCTATATTTGGATTGATTGGCATTGGGTTTAATCCGTGCAAAAGTACATTTAGCATGACTCCATTAACACAGTTTACTACGGCTCCAATTGTAGTTACTGTTAATATTAATGAAAATGGCGGATTACCAATTACCAATGGTATACCTACTGATGTCGCAGAAAATATTGCAAGAAACATTGTGGCTACGCCAACTGTTGGTACTGTGAGCGCATTCTCATATGATGGATATCAGGCATTTACCGCCAATCTAACAAGTCCAAATCCTGGTAAAGGAGAAATTATGGTTTCTTTCTTAAACCAAGTATTCTGTACCAATACATTTGGCACATTAAATGATGCTACAGGTGAACTAACTACGGCGCCATCTCACGTTCTTCAAAAATTGAACTATGAATTCGTCTTCTCTCCACAAGCTCCAGACAATATTCCACTCACTGGCGAAGGCGATACCACTGGTACACAGCCACGTCGTGATGCTGGTGATTTACTTAGAGATAAGGATAATAGCTAATGGCTGAAAGACCACAGAGTGCATTTCAAAATAACTCAAATTTTGATCCTGACATCCCAAAAATGTATAAGCACTTTGTAACTGGTGGTAGTACACCGGGTGACAATGAGGCTGGTGAGAATGTTGGTATTGATGATTTGAGAGGACAGATTAGTATTGGTGTTACCGGCCAAACCACTAAAAATCTTATTGCCTCTCTAAATATCAGTCCAACTTCTAAGACGCCTGCACCTAGTGCTAATACTTCTACTCCAGTACAGCTAGTACAAGAAAGTAGATGCCACACATTTTTCCGTATTTTAGGATTTCCAGTTATCAATAAAGATAAAAGCGCATTCTACAATCCTGGACTGGACGTAGTTAAAATACCTGGTGTTACTAGAAAAATTTCCTTAGCCACTAAAATTCAAATTGCTAGTAACATAGACCCTAAGTTTGAGGCACTATCACAAGTTAGAGAATCCTACGCTAACAATACTTTACGTGTGTTTAATGTGCCCACTTCAGTGGAAGCCGGAGTTTTATCACTAATGTCTGGTACGTATGGCGAAAATGGTGCACCTAATCTACGTAAGTTTACATCAGATTCATTTAAGAATGGGGATGATTCGTTTGATTTTGAAGTTAATAATCAAGTCAACAATATAAGTATTTTTTCTACCTATAGTTTAGTAGGAGATAATAAGATACTATTAGCGGATTATCAAGATTCTAGCGGTAGAAAACCTAACGCTTCCATTACTAATCCTAGTGTATTTCAACAACATTTTCATATTATAAAACCATTCATGGTGGATCCTCGTATTGACTTTAGCATTTGGTCTAACGAGTCCAAAACTTCTACTGGTCTATCAAAAAGAGTAGCAGTTCCATTTGTTCCAAATGCTAAATATCTAAAAGCAAATAGTACGTCATTTTGTGAGCGCCCGCTTCTAGAAAAAATTATTACTGAGAGATTCTCTCAGTTTAACAGTATAGATTCTGGAACGGCCACTACTAACATCGTCAATTATGTTAAAGAGGTTAAGAGTATTCAAACTATTAATATTGGTGATGTAACCATTAGTCAACTATTCAGTAATAGTATTTATAAGCTGTCTGAACAAGCCGCTTTTGCACAATACTTATCTATTATTAGGGCGATGATGTACAAGCTGTCTAAAGCCATTCACACAATATACGCTGTACAAGGAGATTATTATTGGTTACCAGTACCATCTACACTGGGCCCTGAGAATGGTTCAGGTGCTCGCGCTGTACCACTTAATGAAAATGTATCCTTAGATTTAGTGACATCATATGATTTTGATATTGCTTTTAATCAAGCACGAGTCTTAATGTCTAATATAAATGCTAATGTATTTCAAGCCAATACTAAACCGGACCGTGGTGGGTTTGCTTTTAACGCCTTCTTTAACCATAAGTTACCGTTTGATAGCAGCGCATCAGATGCCCAAGGCAATGTTAGTGCGCAAACTCAAGAAACATTAGACTCTATAAGACTAAAACATCTTGATAATGCTTCTAAGGCATTGCAGGTAGTAGAAATGATTATGGGCGAGTTTAGTGGGTTTGGCCTTTGTGATATTATTGCGATTATGGGTGCTTTATATGTAATGCCTAAAGAAGATTTATTAGGTTTTTTGGATGATGATGCAATTGTTCGTGCTGAAAATTCTCTTAAACAACCTTTAGCGGGCCAGAGGCCTAATATTCAAGACGCTCTAGACTCTTTAACTAAGACAGTCAAAGGGTTCTATCAGATTATGGACCAGGTTTTTCAAGACCAATTTCATAATAACGGCCCAGAGATTTAATTGGGCGATTTGCTTAATAATTTCACATCATAGAGTGGAGTATAGATATGTCTTTTGATCTGAAAATAGTGAATGGCGATTTGGTTATTAATCAGGGCGCCCTCCGGACTGTAGTGGATAGCGAAAAGCTTATTCAAGACATTCTTAAGATTTGTTTGACTGATGTTGGAGCTAATCCATTACATCCATCCTATGGTTCATTTTTGTCCAGATCTGTTGTTGGAAATCCACTTCAGACAAATGTAGTAGTGCAAATTGCTAAATCACAATTAAATAATTGTCTTACAAATCTTCAACAATTACAACAACTACAAGTTAAATCGTTCCAAAAAGTAAGTGCGGATGAACAACTTGCAGCAATTACAGGTATATCTATAGTAAAGAGCGCTTTTGATCC